TCTTTATCCCGATGTATTTATCAAGTGGAGGCAGGAACGAGAGATTGAAATCTTCCACCTTTGATTGGATATGGGTAGAGGAGGCAACCGAGTTCAGCTTTGAAGATATAAAAGATATTCTTGTGCCAACTTTAAGAGGTCAGCATGGTTGGAGACAGATGATTTTTACCTTTAACCCACCCCCAAGAGCGAATCATTGGATTTATGAATGGTATGATTTGCAGCACAAGCGAAAAAGAGCAAGAAAAGTGCATTTTGCATATCTGGATAACCCATTCTTAACTGATGACTATATCGAGGAGCTTGAAAGCCTGAAAGAGTATGACGAGGGGCTTTATCGGCGATATGCATTAGGAGAATGGCGAGTTGATATACAGGAAGCTTTGATTTACACGAATTGGGACACTGAACCACTTCAGGGAGAACCTACCGAATGGATTGGTGGCATTGACTTTGGATTCAATAATCCTTCTGTCTTTCTTTTGATTGGTTTGAAAGAGAACGATGTCTATGTCCACAGGGAGATTTATGAACGCAATCTTTTAAACAAGGATTTTGGTGAAAAGATTATTGCTCTACTGAAGCGACATAATTTACCCATGAATATCCCGATTTATGCCGATTCTGCTGAGCCTGACAGAATCCAGGAGCTGTGTAATATGGGGCTAAATGTTTACCCTGCTGAAAAGGATGTCAATGGTGGTATCAATGTACTCAAAAGAATGCATATCCACATTAATCCTGAATGCGAGAACACAAAACAGGAAATCATGTCTTATGAATGGATGAAAGACAAGGATGGAAACCTTTTAGATAAACCTATCAAAGCATTTGACCATTCGATGGACTCCCTAAGATACGCAGTTTTCACTCATTCAAAGCATATTAAACCGTTTTTGCAAATAGTATGAGGAGGGATAAATGAGTATAAAAGATTTTTTCAGGTCCCTGTTCTCTAAACAGGACAGAAAGCCAACCGTACATATATACGGTTATGAAACATCGCAGGGTAAATCGCAACCCCTGGATTATTCAGATTACCTCAGTGCTTTTAATGGTTGGGTCTTCGCTGCCGTGAATGTTATCTCAAATTCTCTGGCAAAAGTCAGGTGGTATATTACTAAAGAGACAAAAAATGGTGAGCTTATAGAAGTAGAAAGGCATCCTGTTTTAAAACTGCTTGGTAAACCCAATCCCCTCATGACCCGGTGGGAATTATTTAAGCTTACTGATATTCACCTTGAACTCACAGGTAATGCTTACTGGTACCTTGCTATGAACAGTTTTAATATCCCTGCCGAAATCTGGGTTATTCCACCCGACCGTATAAAAGTGGTCCCTGACGAAGAAGGTCTTATTAAGGGCTATCTCTATGACTACATGGGAGAGAAAATTGCTTTTGAACCTAAAGAGATAATCCACTTCAAATTCCCGCATCCCACAAATAGGTATTACGGCATGGGAGTTTTACAAGCTGTGGCTTACGAGCATGATACTGACCTCTACATGAAAAAGTATCAGTTGAGTTTATTTAAGAACCGTGCAATGCCAGATGTGGTAATCAAGACCGAACAACCCCTGACCCAGGAAGAAGCAAGAAGATTGAGGGCAGAATGGAACGCTGCATATCGTGGTGTGGATAGAGCTGGCAAGATTGCAGTTGTGTCAAGGGCTCTTGATGTGCAACCTCTTGGATTAACACCGAAGGAATTGGAATACCTTGAAGGTAGAAGATTCTCCCGTGATACGATTCTCCACATCTGGGGAGTGCCACCTTCTAAGCTTGGGATTGTGGAAGATGTGAACAGGGCTAATGCTGAAGCTAACGATTACACATTCCAGAATGAAGTTATCTTGCCACGCCTTGAACTTATAAGAGAGGTCCTGCAATGGGATTTACTTAATCAGTTCTGGAAAAAAGAGAATCTTAAAATCGAATTTGAGAATCCTGTCCCCAGAGATAAGCAATTCAGGTTAAAACAGCATGAGACCTATATCAAGAACGGTGTTCTGACAATCAACGAAGTTAGAGCCGAGCTTGGACTTGAACCTGTAGATTGGGGTGAAGTCCCGCTGATGCCTTTAAATCTGTATCCCATTTCTGCACCGAAACCTGAGCCTGAGAAGATGGTAATTGTATCTGAGACAAAGCAAGTCAAGTCTATGTTCAAAGATGAAGCAAAGAGAGAGCAAGTCTGGAAATTGTTTGTTGCTCAGACCACACCGCTTGAAAAGTTATTTGCAAGTCGTATCAGGAAGCTGTTTAAAAAACAGGAAAAAGAAGTCCTTGAAAACCTGTTCAAGTATAAGTCCTTCCTGAATGTGCAAAGAAAAGACTATGACGATTTAATCGATTTCATCATCTTTGATGTCCAGGAATGGAATCGTATTTTGCAGGAAGGGCTGGAAGACTTGCACAGGGAGGCTTATGCATCCGGGATTGATAGAGCTATTGCACTGATGGGAATTGAAGTTTCCTTTGATGTAGACAATCCTGCAGCTGTTGAATTCCTCAGGAATAAAACAATGAGATTTGCTGAGCAAGTAAATCAGACTACGATAAACGATTTAAAACAGCAACTTATCGCTGGATTTCAGAATGGTGAAAGTATTGATGAAATCGCAGAGAGAGTCAGGAATGTATTTGATTTTGCAACAGAATCGAGGTCAAGGATAATTGCGAGAACTGAGATAATCGGGGCAACGAATGCAGGGATAGAAGACACATTCAAGGAATCACAGGTAGTCGAATACAAAGAATGGCTTACTGCAAGGGATGAGCTTGTCAGAGAAGCCCACGCTGCTGCAGATGGGCAGACGGTGAAGCTTAATGAAGTTTTTGATGTAGGGGGAGAGGCTCTCAAATTCCCCGGTGATCCGAATGGGTCGCCCGGAAACATAATCCAGTGCAGATGCACTCTGCTCCCCATTTTAAAAGAAGGAGGTAATGAGTAATGGAGGAGAAACTTTATACAAAAGCATTTGTCAAGGAAATCAATGAGAATGAACGCACTCTTGTTGCTTATGCAAGCACAGAAACTTTGGATAGAGATGGAGACATAATTGAAGCAAGTGGATGGGTGCTGGATAACTTCCGTAAAAATCCCGTGCTATTGTGGGCTCATAGATATAATATGCCTCCGATTGGCAAAGTGTTATGGGTAAAGCATGATGGTAAAAGTCTGAAATTCAAAGCAAGATTTGCTGATACTCAGATGGCGAGTGATATATGGAGGCTTTTTAAAGACGGTTATCTCAATGCATTTTCTGTAGGTTTTATCCCGATTGAGATGAAATACGAAGAAAGAGACGGCCGGGAGGTCAGGGTATTTAAAAAGCAGGAGCTGTTAGAAATCTCTGCAGTGCCTGTGCCTGCAAACCCTGATGCTCTCGTTGCCGCAATTGAACAAGGGGAGGTTGTGATTATGAGTAAGGCATTGAAAGAGGAATTGGAATTACTCGAAAAAAGTGTGGTACCATTCCGCTCTTATCCAGCACTGCCCAATGATACTCCCTGGAGTGCCGCAGCGGCAAGAAAAAGAATTGCACAATGGGCAAGCTCAGACGGTTCAGGTGATAAAGATAAAATCAAATGGTCAAAATACAGACAGGGCTTCGCACAATATGATGAAAACAATCCTGAGAACTTCGGCAGCTATAAGCTACCCCATCACGATGTAAGAGATGGTAAGCTTTATACACATCCCAGAGGAACTTATGCGGCAATGGCTGCAATTTTGGGGGCAAGGGGTGGTGTTAATCTTCCAGAAAAGGAGCGGAAAGGTGCATACAACCATATAGCCAAACATTACAAAACAGACCTTGACAAAGAACCTCCGGAATACAGGGAATACAGTGAAGCTGAGCTTAAAGAGATGTTCCCCTGGGTATATGAGCTTCCGGAGGAAGAATGGAAAGCACTTATCGGCGACATCGCAACAAAGGAGGAAATCGATATGGATGAAATCAAGGCACTAATAGACGAACTCAGAGAGGAGTTCAAGCAGGAAATCGAGGAATTGAGAAAGGAAATCAAGGCATTTAGGGAATCTCTCAAATCCCCGGAGACATCAGTCCCCCAGGGTGGGGATGGCGATGTCAGGGATGAGGATGAGGAACTCTCTCTTGATGACATAAAAGAAGCAATAAAAGAAGTCATCTCTGAAATAACAGGAAAGGAGGTGTAAAAGATGAACAAGGATGAACTCAAAACTCTCATAAAAGAGGAATTTGAGAATTTAATAGAGATACAGAGAAAGCTCTACAAGGAGCCAGAGCCTGACCAGAAAAAGGTGGCTATGGACAAGATGGTGGAGTTCGTGAGGAGTCTCTCTAAGGGGCTCACGGAAGGCTCAGATTCTGCAGGTGGGTATCTTGTGCCTGAGGAATTTAAAGCTGAGGTGTTGAGGATAGCGAAGGATGTTGGCTATGCAATGAGACTTGCCACTAAAATCCCTATGAAGACTGACACAATGAATATTCCTTCTCTTGCCAGTTCTGTGTCTGTGGGCTGGGTGACTGAAGGTAATGCTGCTTCTGAGTCCACTCCGAGCTTTGGTCAGGTTCAGCTCTCTGCTAAGAAGATGATGGCTCTCACTGTTATATCAAGTGAATTGCTCGAAGATGCTGGTGTGGATGTTGTGAATCTGTTGACTACGCTCTTTGGTGAAGCCATCGCTGAGGAAATCGATAAACAGGTCTTTACTGGCTCCGGTTCTCCATTTACTGGAATTCTGAACAACTCCAATGTAAACATAACTACGATGGGAAGTGGTGACACAACTTATGATAAAGTAGATTTTGATGACCTGATTAATGTAGTTGCTTCTGTAAGCACAAACGCAAAGAAAGGTGCTGCTTGGTTTATGCATCCAACAGTAGTTGCTGTAATCAGAAAGCTCAAAGATTCTAACAATCAATATCTCTGGGCTCCTCCGGTGGGTGGACAGCCAGCCACAATACTCGGTTATCCTGTTTACGAAATCATAGATATGCCTGCTACAAGTGATAGTTCTCAGGCCAACAAAGGATTTATCGCATTCGGCAATCTCAAATATGTGTATCTTGGAATCAAGGGCGATATGAGTGTGGAGATACTTAAAGAAGCCACAATCGGAAGCACCAATCTGAGTGAGACTGACCAGAAAGCTCTAAAAATCAGACAGAGGCTCGGATTTGCTATAGCTCTGCCCTCTGCATTCGGAATTCTCAAAACAGCTGCTTCATGATGAAGTGGAATCTAACGGGGGAGGGTTCAATCCCCTCCCCTTTCAAACCTAAAGGAGAGAACGATGTATAAAATCAAAACAAAAGCAAGAATATGGTATGATGGCAGATTGTATCAGCCTGGAAAGGTGTATGAGGTTAACGAAGATTTTGTCAAAGCTGTAGGTGAGAAATATCTTGATATAATTGAGAAGCCTAAACCTGTCAAGGAAGTAAAAAAGAAAAAAGACAAAATGATAAGGAGAGCAAAGGAGACTAAGTAATGACTAATCCTCTGGAGCTTGCAGATTTAAAAGCCTTGCTTGGGATAGATACTTCTGATACAAGTCAGGATGATATTCTGAATCTTGCTCTTAATGCAGCATGGAGTTATATCAAGAGTTACTGTAATCGTGATTTTATTGCTCAGGATTACACAGAGACACAGTATTTTAATCTCTCTCAAAGAGACTTTGTAGTTCTGAGACATTATCCGGTGAATTCCGTCAGTTCTCTCAAAATTGATGGCACAACTGTGACAAGTGACTATTATGAGCTTGATAGTGAGAGCGGAATAATCACCTTGAAGTTTAATTATCTCCTGGACGAAGACACTGACGAGGGGATTGATTACTGCAAGGCTGAAATCAGTTACAATGCTGGTTATACTTATGATGAGAACACTAACGAAATCAAGACCGAATTATCTGACCTTTATTATGCAGGTTTACAGCTTGCGGCAATGAAGTATTACTCATTTGCCCAGGGGCGACTCGGTTTAAAGGCTGTTCATGCAGGTGGTGAGACAATAAATATTCAGGACATAGATGAAGGTTTACCGATGGAGATTAAGGTTGTGCTTGATAGGTACAAGAGGAAATTATGAACGATAGAGTTTTTGCAGTGCAGATAAGAGGTGCTGATGATGTTGCAAGGTGGTTGCACAGAAATTATAACCGTTTTGAAAAGATTATCTGGACATTTTTACAGAAGTGGGCGATGGGAACAGTAAAGGTAACGAAAGAGGAATACCTGACTGACCCAGGGCGACCTTACAGGATTTCAAGAACAGGGAGAAGGTATCCCATTTATCCCAGACCCAGAATCGGTGTGGTAACAGGTAGGTTAAGAAGCTCATATGGCTCAAAAGTTAGTCAGGATGGGATTTATCAGCAAGGCCGTAATATCATGGGATTTAGTATCAAGGTGGGAACTAATGTTAATTACGCTCCAGAACTGATTGAACGCAAGTATGATTTCAGAGAAAAGGGGGCAATGCATTTTTACAGGAGTTCGGATATGGCAAGACTTGTAAACGAATTGGGTAGGAGGTTATTCGGTGAGTAGAAAATATGAGATTTATTCAGCAATAAAAAGTGCTTTGGTATCAAGCTTGACAGATGCAAAAATTGTGGATGGACATCCAACTGCAGGCAATAGACAATTAACTAAACAAAAAACCATCGGTATCTCTATTGGTAGTGAAGTCTGGACTGATACACAAAGGCCACAGTGTGAGCTGACTATTTGGATAGATTGCTTTTACAAAAATGCCTACAAGAATCTTGATGATTTTCTTGCATTTGAGGAACAGGTATTATCTGTCTTACTCTCAGAATGGGATTATGAATTATCTTATGTCAAGGGGACTTATGTCATTAGCATTAACACAGATGAAGGGTTTTTGACTCCACATGGCAGCTTTCATATAGAGCTGCGTGTGGAGTATTACAGGGATGTTAGGAATTTTTAAACAAGGAGGTAAAGTAAAATGGCAGTAAGAGAACTCTGGAATTTATATGCAGCTATAGAGACCAGTTATGGGGCAGAAGCCACAATAAGCGGTTCTGATGTAATCGAGGTTTTTGAAGTCAGTGTTAAACCTTCTCACAGTGTGCTGGAAAAGGCTCCGAATCCTCAATATCTCAATGAAGTTGGGGATGTAATCGAGGGTAAAAGATGGCTGGAGCTTTCTTTCAAGACCTATTTGAAAGGTGCAGGTGCAAATCAGGCTCCGGTAGTGGGCAGATTCTTACAGGCAGCAGGATTCAGTGAAACTGTTGATGATGTAAATGGATATGCAGAATACAAACCTTCTAACACTCCAAAATCCTTGACTATTATTGCTCAGACTGATGGCGGATATGAACTCAAAGGTGTAGGCTGTATTGTAAAAAGCTTTTCGATAGTGGGAGCAGTTGGGGATTTTCTCATTGCTCAATTTGATGTTGTGGGATTGTTTAGTTCAGAATCTGCAACTGTGACATCATTGACACCCTCTTATGAGGATTCAGATCCTCTTGTAGTAAAAGGTGGCACTCTTGGGTCTGGCTTGTCTAATAATTACTGGAAAAATATTGAGATTGCAGTGGCTAATACACAATATGAACAGCCTGATGCAAGTGATACATACGGCATAAATGCTTTTGTGATAACTGGAAGGAGAATTACAGGTTCATTTGACCCTGAGGCCATGAGTGGCACGATTCTGTATCCTGGAGATTTGATAAGCGGATTCTCAATAGCTCTTGGCGATGTGAGTGCTGATAACAAAGTAACGATTACTGGTGCAAATGTAAAGGTGGCAGATGCAAGAGATATAAGCGGAGACAACAGGGTGCTGAGGTTCTCAATCCCTCTCATTTTCCTGCCTTCAAGCGGCAATGACGAACTCAGCATAAAGTTTGAGTGGACAGTATAAAAAGGGGGCTGAATGACTAAACTCAATATCAAAATAAAGGAACTCTCCCTGTGGGAGCGTATGTATTTGATTGATATTCTGACGAATGCTCCAGGGATTTTTACAGCAATGGTTGACATTTTAAGACTGGGAATCGAATCCTGTGATGATGCCAAATACACAGTTGAGAATTTTGCAGGTAAAAAGCTCAAGGTTATTGATGATGATACTTTAGAGAAGATAATAGAAGAGCTGGAGGCTAAAGAAATTACTGAGGTAGTGAACAAGATTCTGGAGGTGAATAAAATCCCTTTTTTGAAAACACAAAAAACTGGTGGCGAGGGTTAAAACATTATGCATGGGGAGTATTTACAGGCCACAGGTGCAATCAGTGTGACCCTACCGTTTCTTTTCCTGCTCGACGAGTCGAAATTGACGGAGAGTTTT